ACGCCGGCGAACGTCACCGCTATGCCGGTGATGAGCAGCGGCGCGGACCTCGGCGGCGGCTGGTGGCCGATCATCCGCGAATCGTTCGCCGGCGCCTGGCAGCAGAACGTCACCATCGCGCCAAATACGGTCCTCAGCTATTACGCCGTGTTCGCCTGCGTCACGCTCATCGCCTCGGATATCGCGAAGCTGAAATTGCGCCTCGTGGTGCAGGACAAAAACGGGATTTGGACGGAGACGAGCTCGGCGGCGTTTTCGCCGGTGCTGCGGCAGCCGAATCACTACCAGACGATCGTCAAGTTTATCGAGCAGTGGATCGTCTCGAAACTAATCTGGGGCAACGCCTACATTCTCAAAGAGCGCGACAACCGGGGCGTGGTGACGGCGCTCTATGTGCTGCATCCGCTGCGCGTGCATCCGCTCATCGCACCGGATGGCGCGGTCTACTACCGGCTCGATCAAGATTTGCTCTCGGAGCTTGAGGACACGATCACCGTGCCGGCGAGCGAGATTATTCAGGACACGATGATCGCGCTCTACCATCCGCTCATCGGCGTGTCGCCGATCTACGCCTGCGGCATGGCGGCCTATCAAGGCATCTCGATGCAAGGCGCCAGTACGAAGTTTTTCGCCAACGGCTCGCGGCCGGGCGGCGTGCTCACCGCGCCCGGCGCGATCGCCGATGCGACGGCGAAGCGGCTGCAAGAGTACTGGGCCACGCACTACAGCGGCGCCAATGTCGGCAAGGTGGCCGTCCTCGGCGATGGGCTCAAGTACGAATCGATGACGATGAACGCCGTCGACGCGCAGCTCATCGATCAATTGAAATGGACGGCGGATAACGTTTGCTCGTGCTATCACGTGCCGCCGTACATGATCGGCGTGGGGCCGCCGCCGCCGTACGCGAACATCGAGCCGCTATTGCAGCAGTACTACGCGCAGTGCTTGCAATCGCTGCTCACGAATTTGGAAACCTCGCTCGATGCCGGCCTCGGCCTGCTCGGGCCGGTCAACGGCCAGCAGTATGGGACCGAATTCGATATTGACGATCTCATGTGGATGGATACGCGCACGCGCGCCGAGGCGGCGGCGAAAAGCGCCGGCACGCTCTCGCCGAACGAGGCGCGGCGGAAGTTTTTCGGTGCCGGGCCGACACCGGGCGGCGACGCACCGATGGTGCAGCAGCAGTACTACTCACTGACGGCGCTCGCCGAGCGCGACAAGGCGCAGCCGTTCGCCAAGCCGGCGCCGGCGCCGCCGGCCGTGCCGCCGGGCACGCCACCGCCGGTGCCGGCCAAAGCCGTCGACCTCACGCCGGCTGCGCAGGCGCTCGAGGCGCTCGAGTTTGTCCATGTCGCCTGACGAGCTCGGCGCCGTCCTCGTCCGCACCATCAAGCGGGGCCTCGAGCCGCTCGCCGTGCGCCTGGCCGGCCTCGAGGCGCGGCTCGTGGCGCTCGATACTCTGCGCGAGCGCCTGGCGGCCGCCGAGGTCCGGCTCGAGCTCGGCCTGGCGGCGCTCGAGGCGCGGCCGCCGGTGCCGGGGCCGCCGGGGCCGGCCGGGGCCGATGGGCTCGGGTTTGACGATCTCGCCGTCGAGCAGGCCGGCCATACCGTTACGCTGCGTTTCGCCGCCGGCGCGCGCGTTAAGGCGTTTCCGCTCGAGCTGCCGTTCCTGCGGGACTGCGGCGTCTATCTCGAGGGCACGAACTACACACCGGGCGATGTGGTGACGTGGGGGGGCTCGCTCTGGGCCTGCCAGGCCGCCACGACGGGCCGGCCGGGCCTCGTGGCGACGGCCGCGGCCTGGCGCCTCTGCGTCAAGTGCGGCCGCGATGGCAAGGACGGCAAGCCGGGCGAGCGCGGACCGATGGGCCCGGCCGGCAAGGATTGGCAGCAGGTCTATGACGGGCTCCGAGGCCGCTGATATGGCGCGCGTGACGTTACAGCAGGCCGTGCAACATCTCGCGCTGCCGATCGTGCTCGATACCGATCCGCCGGATCCGCGGCAGGCCGATCTCGCGCTGAAACTATTCGCCGCCGAGGCGATCATCGTGGACTATCTCAAGATTCCGCCGGCGATCAATCCCCTGGCGGCGCCGGCGCCGCGCGATAGTGTTCTGCCGCCGGACTGGACGACGTGGCCGCCGGCCGATCCGCCGGCGCCGGTGACGCCGCCGCGCGGCCAGATTCCCGAGGACGATCCGATCGTGCAGGCCGCGATCCTGCTCGAGCTCGGCGAGCTCTGGCGCTTCCGCGGCGACGATGAGCGCCACCAAGGGCCCGATCGCCCGGATCATGACACCGAGCAAGGGCAACTCTCGCACGTCATCACGAACATTCTGCGCCGGTATCGGGATCCGGCCTGCGCCTGATGTCGACCTACCACGTCGCCACCGGCGCGCGCCTCACGTTCGCGATTACCGCGCGCAATCCCGGCGCGCCGGTGCCGGATGGGGACGGCAGCTATACGCCAGGCGCGCCGGTCGTCATCGCGCCGGCGCCGTTCATCGGCCATATTCGGCCGGCGGCGCTCGGGGACCTCGAGCGCTTCAATGCCGATACCGTGCTCGCGCGCCAGGCGCTCGTCGTCCTGCTGCCGTTTCATCCCGACATCTCGACGCAGACGCAGCTCGCCTGGACCGATACGGCCGGCCGTGCGCATACGGCCAACGTCACCGGCCTGACCAATCCTGACGGCCGCGGGTTCGATCTCGAGGTCCTCGCGACGGAGATCGTGCCGTGAGCGAGGTCCGCATGTCCTGGGCCGGCCTGCAAGAGATGAAAGAGCAGCTCCGCGCGATGCCGGTCGCGCTCACGAGTGAGGCCGCCGAGATCATCTATGGGCTCGGGATGCAAACCGTCGCCGCGATGAAAGCCGCGTATCCCGAGGATACCGGCCGGCTGCGCGCCGGCGTGATCATCATGCCGCTCGAGGGGAATACCCAATTCGGCGCCGGCGTGCGGATTAGCAATCTCGCCGCCGACGCCTCGATCTGGGAAGTCGGCTCGCGGGGAAACGTCCGACATACCAAAGGCGGCGCGAGCCGCGGCATCATGAAACCGGGCAACGTCTTTCGGCCGGCAATGGCGCAGGCGCGCCGCGCGCTCTATCCGACGCTGATGGCACTGCTCGAGCGCCAGGGCCTCGAGGCGTCCGGTGAGGATGCGATTGTATGACGCCGGCCGATACCTCGGCGATCGCCAATGCGATCATCGCGACGCTCGGCGCCGATGCGCTGCTGCTGTCGCTGATGCCGAACGGCGTCTATTACGACGTGGCACCGGCCGGCTCGCTGCGGTTTGTCTCGGTGACACTGGTCGACGCCGCCGATGTGGCGGCGTTCGAGGGCCGCGCGATCGAGGATGCGCACTATCTCATCCAAGCGATCGCGCTCTCGTCCACGCAGCCGAACGTCGCCGCGGCCGCGCTGCGCATCGAGGAATTGCTCGAGGACGTGCCGCTCAGTGTCGCCGGCTACGGCTGGCTCACGACATATCGTACGCGGCCGGTCCGCGAATCGGCACCGGATCCGATCGATCGATCGCAATTGTGGCATCACCGCGGGGGCTATTACCGGGTCCAGATGACGCCGCTCGCACCGGCGCGGCGTCTCGCAGGGGTTCGCAGTAGGGTAAACGGAGGGTAGATCGATGATCAAATCAGGGCGCTATGGATCGGTGAAATACGATCCGGCCGGCACGCTGCCAGTCGAGATCGTTTCGCTGAACAAGTGGAAGGCGAGTTTTAAGACCGGGAAACTTGACGTGACGTGTTTCGGCGACGATAACAAGGTCTACATTCCCGGCATGAAAGACGTAAGCGGCACCGTCTCGGGGTTCTGGAATTCGGATCCCAAGGCGTCCCCGATCCTGTTCCTGGCGGCCGATGCCGAGACACCGGGCAAACTCGAGCTCGTGCCGAACGATACCGAGCTCCTCTTCTCGTGGTCCGGCCTCGCCTATCTCGACGCCTCGATCGATTGCTCGGTCGACGGCGCGCCGGCGATCTCGGGCGATTTCATGGCCGCCGGGCCGTGGATCTTCCAGAACGGCACCTAGGCGCGCGAGGCCGGCGCCGTGTTTCGCCAGGTGACGATCACCGGCCAGGGGGCGACGCTCGTCTGGTGTGGGCAGACGGCCGCCGTCCTCGGCCGCTGGTCGATCGCGAAGGATCCGAAAAAAGGCTGGCAATTGCAGGCCGCGCTGACGCGCGCCGATCGCTATTGCGTCCGGCAGCGCGGCCTGCTCTTTTCGGCGCCGCGGCTCGGGGGCTTTTTCTGCTGGCCAGTCCTCGAGCTCGTCCTCACGCCGGGGACCGTCCGCGCCACGCTCGGGCCCATTGAACACTAGGAGACTTGTCCGATGCCACGCTGCCGCTTTGTCCGTCCTGAACGCGTCACGCTGCCGCTCTCGGATGGCGACACGATCACGATCCGCCGGCGCCTCGACAACGGCGAGCGGCGCGCCATGTTCGCGCGCATGTATCAGGCCGGCGTGACGCCGCTCAAAGTCGATCCCATGAAAACGGGCCTCGGGATGATCGTCGGCTATCTGCTCGACTGGACGCTGGTCGATGAGGACGGCCAGAAAGTGATCATCGCGGACCTCTCGGCGGACGAGCTCGCCGTCGTCCTCGATCACCTCGAGTCGCCGGATTTCACCGAGATCAAAGAGGCGATCGAGCGGCACGTCGAGGCCGACGAGGCGGCGCTCGAGGAAAAAAAACGGATGACTGGCGCGCTCGTATCGTGAGCGATCTCGCCGTCTGCCGGATGATGCATTGGACGTACGAGGATGTGCTGCGGCTGCCGGTCGAGGTCTATGACGTGTTGATCGAAGAGCTCTCAAAACAAGCCGAGCAGGACTAGCATGCCGATCACCGGAACCCTGCGCGCGGATTTTACGAGTTTCTATAGCGCCGTGCAGACCGCGGCGACGCAGCTCGATGCGCTCGAGAGCTCGACCTCGAACGTCGAGAAGCGCCTCACCGGCATGGCGAACGCCTACTCGGGCACGCGCACGATCGAGCAGGCGACGCTCGCCGTCGCCGCCGTCGAGGCGATCGGCGGCGCGACATCCCTCACCGAAAAAGAGCAGGCGAAACTGAATACGCTGCTCACCGAGGCGATCGCCAAATACGAGGCGCTCGGGAAAGAGGCGCCGCAGGCGATGGTCGACCTCGCCGCGGCGACGCAGACGGCCGATAGCGGCGTCATCGGGTTTATTACGCATCTCGCCGCCGGCGTCACCGTTGGCGGCCTGCTGAAAGACGGCCTCGAGAAGATCGGCGAAGTCGGATTCGAGGCGTTCAAAAAGATGGCCGAGACGTTGCCCGAGCTGATCGGGCACACGATGGAGCTCGGGAATCAGCTTTTCGAGATGAGCCTCAAGACCGGCGCCTCGGTCGAGGGCCTCTCGAGTCTGCGCTTTGTCGCCTCGCAGACCGGCGTCGATTTCGAGACGATGGGCGGCTCGCTCTTCAAGATGGAGAAGTTTCTCGGCGCGAGCGGCGAGGCCGCGGTCAAGGCGCAGGGGACGCTCGATAAACTCGGCCTGAGTCTGCGCACGCTGAAAAACGAGCGATCCGATCAGGCGTTTGTCGACATCATTGCGGCGCTCGAGCAGATCCCGAACAAGGCCGATCAGGCCGCCGCCGGTGCCGCGATTTTCGGCAAGGGTTTCAAGGATATGGCCGGCCTCGCGAGCGAGGACATTCACAAGCTGATGCAAGAGGCCGAGGACCTCGGGCTCGTGATGTCGACGCGCACGGCGGCCGCGGCGCACGTCGCCGAGATTGAATACAAAGCGCTCGGCATGCAGCTCGAGGCCGTGGGGACACGGATCGGCACGGCGTTCCTGCCGGCCGTGATCGGGATGGAGCAAGCGCTACAAACCGGATTTAAGGTGGCGCTCGACGCCGCCAATAAAAGCCTCTCCGACATGGGCAGCGGCAGCGGGTTCCTCGCCACCGTCGCCAAAGCGATGGGCACCGGCGACGGCGCGATCGCCGCGCAGATCAAACTCTACGAATATTTGCGCGATGGGCTCGTGGCCGTCGTCCGCAACGGCATCGAGCCGATGGTGACGGCCGGCGCGGCGATCGGGCGGCTGTTTGGGGAGCTCGATATCATCGTCCGCGGCTCGGTGCTCGCCTACAGCGCGATGAAGGGGGCGATCGCGGACGTGGCGATCGCGATGCTCGGGCTGCAAAAGATGACGCAGCCGTGGAATGCCGAGCGCCTCAATTACGAGACGTTCGCCTGGCACGTCATGGGCATCGAGGCGAAACAATCGATGGCGACGCAACAAACCGCCATCGATGGGTTGATCAAATCCGATAAAGAGTGGGCCACGACCGGCACCGAGACAAACGCCACGATCGAAGCGGCGTTGCACGGTGTCGAAACGAGCTACGTCGACATCGCCAAGATCATTCACGATGCCGAGGACGTATCGAAACACGCGCACAGCGGCATGCAGAGCGATGTCGATACGACGGGCGAAAAAACGAAAGGGTTTGCGAAAGAGCTCGAGAAACTCACCGAGGAAATCGAGAACGCCGCCGCGCACGGCGCGCCACTCTCGGAGCAGGTCCGGCTGTTCGGCCAGGCCGCCGAGACGGCCGCGGATAAGGCGCGCGCCTGGGGGATCACCGTCGCGAGCGCGCTGCAAGCCGTGGCCGATGCGTTTACGAACGCCAAGATCGAAGAGATGTGGGCCAAGACACACGCGGAGATGACGAAGCAGGCGAACAAACTTGTGGAGGATGGCGTCAAGGCGACGAATGACGCGAACGAGAAAACGGCAGACTCCATCGCGCGCGCGCAGACCGGGCAACTCAAGATCCTGACCGACTACCAGAAAAAAGTCGATGACATGAACCTGAGCGGCGCCGATCTCAAGATCGCGCAGATCGATCGCGCGCACGATGCGGAAATGGCGGCGCTCGATGCGATTCCCGATCACACCACGTGGGCCTATCAGCAGGCCGCCGCCGACATCGATGCGTATTACGGGCATCAACGCGATCTCGCGATGGGGACCGCGAACACGATCGAAGAGCGCATGCGCGCGCAAGGCGTGCACACGAAGGCCGAGCTCGAGGCGACGGCCGCGGCCGCCACGCGCGATTACAACCAAATGAAAGAGAGCGGCGAGTACACCGCGGCGGAAATACAGGCGGCCTGGGAGCGGATGAGCAAGGCGAATCAGGCTGCGGACAATGTGTGGATGTCGGAGCTCAAAACGGCGTGGAGTAATTTGCCCGGCATCCTCGATTCGGCGATCTCGGCCGGCGGCGGGTTTGCCAAGATCGCGAAAACGGCGGCCGTGGGATTTGCCACCGATTTTGCCAAGGGGATCATCAGCTCGATTCCGATCATCGGGCAATTCGCGGCGCCAATTGTCGACGGCATCACGAAGATTTTCTCGAGTATGTTCGGCTCGGCCGGCCGCGATGCGGTGACGAAATTCGCCGAGGGGATGGGCGGATTCGATGCCTTGCACGTCAAACTCGATGCGCTCGGCGCGGACGGCGAAGCGCTCTGGGTGAAACTCACGCAAGGCGTGGGCAAAAACAATCCGGCCGAGGCGCAGGCCGCGATCGATGCCGTCACGAAGGCGCTCGACGCGCAGCAGACGCAGCAGGCGGAATCGACCGTGCAAACCGAAGAGCAGGCGCAGGCGACGGTCGAAACGGCGACGGCCGCGGCCGCGGCGCTCGATCAAGTCTCGGCGAAACTCGGCGATTCGCAGAACGCCTGGAAGGACTGGAGTACGGTCGTGACCGGCGTCCTCAATGACGTGGCGCAGGCGATCTACAAGCTGCCGATTCCCGAGCCTACCGGCGCGCTCGGCGGCGGCGCCGGCGGCGTCCTGCCGGCCGGCTCGAGCGCCGCGGCGATGCGCGCACCGTCCGGCGGCAGCAACGCCGTCAACCTCACAAGTCATGTAGTCGTCGACGGCAAAGAGATCGCGACGGCCGTCTCGAATTACGTCTATACCAACGGGCTCAACCGATGACGGCCGCCGCGGCGTACGTGCTGACGATCGCCGGCGCGCCGCAGAAATTCCAGCTCCATTCGTTGCAGATCACCGAGACGGCGAACGGCCGCAACACGGCGCGCGCGAACATCCTCTC